ACTGTGTAATAATAAGGTACGCAATTTAACCTTGTAATGTTTTAGACAACGATTTTTTAAGATCCCACCACCAAGAAGCAGTATCTTCTTTTTCTGAAATAGCCATATTATAAGTAGCACGTATATCTTTTACTAATCCTTTATTATATAATACACCTTTTGCTCCATTGTGTAATGGCTTCGGCCAATTACCAATATCAACCCAGCAGTATCCCGATGATTCGTCGTTTAATATAGGTACAAATTCTTTATATGCAACTACAATAAATGTATTATAAAAAAAACTATTATTTTTAGCTTTGTATTGATGCAGAGGATATATTTTTACTACGGCAGGCACATTTCCGATTTCTTCCTGTAATTCTCTATATAATGTTTCGATAGGTCGTTCTTCTTTATGGGCTTTACCGCCCCAGAACGCCCAAGTACCAGGATGACTAACTTTTCTTGATCTTAATTGGAGTAATATTCTTCCAGTAGAAACTGAGAGAAAAATACATCCAGATGCTTTAACCTCCATGTAACCTTATTATTATAAGAATATTCGCCAAAAACCAGCATTAAATGTTCCTTCATAGGAATTTATCCATTCAGAGCCAGTCCATTCTAATTGTACTGATGTTGTTGTATTTACAACATATTTGGTATCAGAGGTAACACTTGTATCTAAACTTACAACCCAAGAACTACCATTATATTCAATAATATCATTCTTATTGCCGTTTCCAATTGTGCCCCATGCTCCGCCAATCGGTACAGTATCGGTTATTAGATATCGTTGTCCTGTAGCCGCCGCGGCAAGTGTACCATCGTCTGGGTAACTTAATGTCGGATTAATTATGCCAATAATAGCCGTTTCAGTATTTGCTGGTAACGTATCATCATCTAATGTAACAGTTAATTCATTGTCATTACTACCATATTGTATAGTACCAATTACATCGCCAGCGGTACTACCTGGATCAATTGATTTTCGCAATCGTAATTGACTAATACCAATGTTTATTTCGTCACCACCATATGCTTTAAATAAATCTGACCATTTTAAATCTGTTGANGTTGATCCTTGTTCTGTGTATAATGTTGCTGTAGTNCCNACAAATCGAAGTTGGTAATCATTATGTGTAACTACTATCCACTGTTTTGTTGCATCAGCAATGGTACCAGATGATTCAAATTCAGCCATTTCGGTTGGGCTGTCTGCTTCAAGTAATTGAGTTATGATAGTATGAATAAGTGTTTGCCGTCTTAAATTAGCAGGAGGACTAATATGAATTGGCATATCAAAAGTAAGGCTCGAAACATCAATTTCATCTTCAGTACCAACAGGTACAGTTCTATTCGACCATGTTACATCTGCTAATTCTACATACGACAGTGAACTCCAATCAAACGGATTATCTGAAGTATATATGTTTAAACTTGGATTATACAAAACAAGTATTTGTTCCATTAATTGTAATTTTTGTTCTGTACTAGATGTCCAAAGATCTACTTGCATAGTCATATCATATGGAACAGGCATTGATCGTTCAATCAATTGAATATCTATTTCCTAATTCACTAGTATAAGCCTGGGTTTCTTCGTCATATTTCTTTTCATATACTGCAACTGTATCTTCAAATGCTGGATTACGTCTGCGATCAGCATTCATGGATAAGTCTGTTACATAGCAACTTAAAAAAGGTATAGTAGGAATTGTATTCTCAGAATTTTCTTTTATAATGTGAGCAGTCTGCCTATCTATATCGCCATATCGTGCAGGCACTCGTTGAAAAATATCTTCTCCAACTTCGTTCTGTCCCATTTTTACAGCGAACCCGCCGAATAGGCGGATAAATTGTAGTATATATTTTCTTATCTGTTCATCGTAAAAATAATTCATGCGTCAGTCTTTGGTTTAATTACTTCACTAAGTGGTTGTCTTGATTCATATTCATCGCCGTCAACCAAGGCAGTACCTTCATTATTAAAATATTTGGCTTTTGGAAATGTCCGCCCTTCCCATGTAGTGTTGAGTACATTATCGGAAACTTTATGCCATTTGTCGCCTCGTCTTACAAACAACCTATCTGGCACATAATCTGTTCTTAAAAAGTATTCGCCTTGGTTAGGATCGTTTGGGAATGCCGAACCTGTAGGAATTGTTTCGCCATGTTCATATGTCGGATTATCAGGATCATAATTAAATAGATGAGCAGTATCTTTAGAATTATTTGCGTTATCTTTTGCCGCCGCTTCTAATATTGCATCTGTTATTTCTAATTCTTTACCATAAGTACTGAGCTTATTTTTAATAGAATCTTCATCCATAAAGTCACCGAGTATATCTCTGAATTCTCGTTGATCTGCAATAGGTCCTGCTTTAATTCTCCATATATGCGGCCACCATGTTGGGGAAAATCCTTCTGCTGGTCTGCTTCCATCTTCTATAACATACCATCTATTAATTGCTTCTTTGTGTTCACTTAATAATAAATCATCTCGTAAATGAGGCAATTCTATTACATCACCTGACATTAACTTACGGCCTATTTTTTCTACCATATCATTAATGTGAAATGTTAGATAAATGGTATCATTTGATAAAAACAATCCAAATTGAGTTAAATCAAAGTCGTTATCACTAACATTGTAATGCCCTCTTAATTCATATATATCGGGGTCGTATTTCCTGTCTCTATTTTCTAAGAATAAAACATCTTGGATAGATGTCTCGTTTGTAGTACCATTTGCTTGATGATTGGGTTGAGAAGGATCATCTGAAGGCCCTGTTTCTTGAGGGCCCAAGTATTTGTGGATTAAAATACCGGTGCCGCCTACTAAAAATTGCTCTTTTACAACACCATCTATAAAATGATAGTCGTTACCTTTATCTTCACGCCAAAGGCTCAATCGGGGCATAACATATTCCTTTTAGATATTTATCGAAATATCATACCTCGAACGGATTAAACAATAGTATCTATAATAGCTTTAGTTATCTGCTTTCATAACTTTTTCGCTTANTACATTCTTAGTAGGAAACTGATGGAAAAGACCATGCGGTGTGTTTATAAACTTTTTACCTACACCTAAGTTACCAAGTGTAGCATCAATAGTACACATTTCTGATGAGCCAGATGTTGCGTGTTCTCTAAGTTCAAGAAGTGCATTAATTGCAATTTGTAGTTTTAGCCTGTCTTTAATGTGGTTTTGCGTCATAGGTCGGTCTCTTTAAAGTGTTTAGTTAATAATATATTATACTATATATAGCTTAAAAGTCAACCGTTTTTTAAAATAGAGAGCATTAAAAAATACTCTCTATTTAATGGATTATGCTAACTTACCTCTTACTGTAAGTACAATATGTAAATCTGAAGGCTCTGCGCCCTAAAAGGATAAAATATCTATCGAATGATAAATAATTTTTTAAACCAAACTGGCTCTGGGGGCTGGATTCGAACCAACACGCCCCTCTGCAAAGGGACAATACGTAAACAACGCATCACGTCTACCGTTTCGTCACCCCAGAGTTCGTTCTTTTATAAGATGTTCAGCTTGATGCTCTGCAAGTTCATCAAGGTCTGTAAATGTTTCATCGCATTCAAAGCAACTAGCAAATCCATATTTCTTATAAAAGTTTTCCTCATCTATCATTTCTCGTGCTTGCCTTTGTAGTTCTGCTATTACGTCATTTATTCCATGTCCACCTGGGTAGACAGGAAATACCTTATTACTACTTTTTGGCATTACATAAGCCCAGCTTTTTTCATTCCAGCAATCAAGCGTGTCATTCCTATTCCTCCTCCAACCCTAGGTTTGAAGTCATGTGTCAAAAATTCAAAAAGTTCGTGTTCCACTCGTTCTTTACCAAACAAATCAAATAGTAATTGTGCATACCCACCATCTGAAATTGTATGGAATTGATGTTTCATTTCCTGTACATCAGTAGACCGTTCAGCACTACCAATGGTTTCCATGCCGCCAATAATAACATCGCATTTATTAGCAAGCAAGCCAGTTTTTTTCACATCCATTTCACCAAGTTTCATATTCCAGAAAGGACTTGTTGATTCTGGAAAATGTGTCAGGAAAAATACATCTCCATATTCTTGATACATTTCTTCCTCATGGTGGGCATCTAATTCTGCACCAGTATATTTTGCTAATACACTTTGATACATGCCACCCGGAAAATCTAAATCTTTATATGGAGCCTTATTCAAATCACATTTAAATCCGAGATGTTTAAGTAAGTCGTTTTCTAATTTTAATAGATCATCGAAATTACCTGGCGCCTCAAATTCGAACATTGGAAAAATGAGTTCATGTCTACCTTCAACAGGATTCTGTTCTTGTCTGTAACTAGTGCTAAGACAATAACAACCTGCTATATCAGGTTTTGTAAGCAACTCGTATTCTAACCACATCTGTCCTGTTTGAGGTAATGGCCATATTTGACCATTATATTCGTAGGTTGCAACTGTGGTTGGATCTTCACAAGCCGCTAAAATACTAAGTCTATTTTGAGTGTGAACTTCTAAAAAATTTTTGGAGTCAAAAAAGGAACGAAGAAGCTTGACCGCAGTAGTGAATTCTGCTGGATCAATTAGTTGTGTAGTCAAAAAAAATTCTCCGTCTAAGTCAAATCTATGTATTTAGCATCTAAATTAAAAATACTTGACTTTAGGCAGTTAGTACCTCAACTCCACTTTCAGTAACCAGCAAAGTGTGTTCCCACTGAGCAGAAAGAGAACCATCAACAGTCACTGCGGTCCATCCGTCTGCTAGAATCCATATTTCCTGGCGCCCCATATTGATCATCGGTTCGATAGTGAATACCATTCCCTGACGAAGGATTTCTCCGTTACCTGCTGTTCCGTAATGTAAAATTTGTGGTGCTTCATGAAATTCGATACCTACTCCGTGACCACAAAAGTCTCGCACTACTGAATAATCTAAACTTTCAGCATGAGACTGAATTGCATGACCAATATCTCCTGTTGTAGCTCCGGGTCGTACTTGTTCAATACCAAGTTCTAGACATTTACGTGTTTCTTTAACTAGGTTTAATACAGAATCTGATACTTCTCCTATGATATACATCCGGCTCGCATCGCCAAAATATCCATTAAGATTATTAGTAACATCAACGTTAACGATATCCCCATTTTTTAGAATATATTCATTTGGGGTTCCGTGACAAATTACCTCATTAACTGAGGTACAAACACTTTTAGGAAAAGGCTCACCGTAAGGCCCTTTGCCGCGGCCATAGTTTAAAGGTGCAGGATAGGCGCCTTGGGCAAGGGTTTCATTATGAACCCATTCGTTGATTTGATTGGTTGTAATACCTTCAGTGATGCGTTCTTCAAGCATGTCAAGGATTTTACGTGTAAGCTGACTGCTTTTGCGGATTCCTTCTAGTTGTTCTTCGTTTTTGATGATTATTTGCATTATAAGTTATATATCAAAAAAAATCGTTGACTTTATGATAAACAGAGTAAGTATAATATATGTATGTGGATGTGGCTGAAAGGCAAGGCAACGGATTGCAACCCCGTTTTATGCAGGTTCGAGTCCTGTCGTCCACTCCAACTAATCAACAATTAGATGTTTTCTAAGCCACTCGTCTAATGCTTCTTCAATTTGACGCAAAGCAGGATCATCAGGTAAATCGAAATCTTCTATTGTTGAAACTGCACGTTTTAATTTCTTTGAACCAACTAATACAGACATAATACCAGAAATTTTTANTGCCTTTCGTTGTTCTTCTGGAGTTCGATTGGCAATATCCTCATCTAAAATTTCTATAGTTTTTTCATATTTTCGTTGTTGATTACTTTTAGTAACTTGTTTTAACAGTTCTTTATACGGCGGAATCTTTCTTGAAACAAGGTTTTCTTTTTGTGTAAGTTTTATTGCAAGATTTAAAGCAAGGTCTTCCTCATCTACTTGTGCTACTGGAGTTTTAATTTGTTTTGAAATTTGTGATGCCATCTCTGTAATTACTTCTTCTGGAGTTTCTTTTTCATTAAGTTGTTTTGAAATACGCTCTGCTATATCCCCAACTGTTCCGCCATCAAATGTTATTTGCTCTGATATTTTATCTGCCATATCTGAAATTACTTCATCAGGAGTTTCGATTTGTTCGGAAATAATCTTAGCCATATCTGCAATTTGTTTAGAGGCTATTGAAACATCTGGTGATTTAATTTGTTTTGAAAGTTGTTTGGCCATATCTGAAATCTGTTCAGATGCTATCGAAACATCAGGTAAATCAACTTTAATTTTTTCAGAAAGACTTTGAGCTATTTTTTCCTGGTCAAACATTTTTTCAAGTTTATTTTTTAATTGTTTATCTGATTCTGCCATTAATTCTTTTAGAACATTATGAAGTACTTCTTTAGCATCATCACGCATTAACTTTTGTTCTGTTTCGTCTATGTAGAAGGTGAAATTGTGTCCATCGGCTAATGCTTGCGACTTGCGGTTAATTAGTTTTCCGTTTTTAAATGCCCTGAAGTGAATTAAATCATTTCCTTCTTGAGGTTCTTCATAGATTTCGACCATGAACTGATTGCCGTTTTCATCTGAATATAATTCTGTATACAGTTTTTTTGGAGCACTATCTATAACAATAGTGGAAATTTCTTGAGAATGTGCAAGTCGAATATATCCTAATATTGCAAATATAAAAGCAAGGAGAATTATCCAACCCCAATCTTGTGTCTTCATCTTTTAAATGACCGTTCCACTAACATAACTACCCCAATTGCTTTTTTATATTCATCTATATTTTCATATAATGCATCAGCAAGCCCTGCTCGAATTTTCAATTCGCTTAAGGTAAATGACCATTCATCTATATTCGCAACATATTGCCATCGCATTACTGCTTTTATAGTTTTTCCATCGATAATAGTTCGTTGAAAGATAGGATCTTTCATAAAAATCTCTCTTCGGCTAAATCATTACATATTTTTATTGTTGTTTGATCTGTTTTTGCACTTTGATATAATACTTTAAAAACTGTATTAAATATAGAATCTAATCTATTTTTTACTATCGGACTTTCATAATTTAAATCTATAAGTGTTTTATTTTGACTTTTTTCGACAATAATTACACCACCGCAATTTGCAAGATAGTCAGGTACATAAAAAATATTTTTCTCTTTAAGAAGCTCAGTAAGTTCATCTACTTCAAGTTGGTTATTTGCACCTCCAGCAATGCCTGCACATTTTAATTTTGGTATTGTTATTTGATTTAAAATTCCACCAGTAGAACAAGGACTAAAAATATCACTTTCTACTTCATATATTTCATTTGGTTTAACAAACGATATATTTGCGAAATTTAACGAACCGTATTGATATTCTTCAAATATGTTAACATTTGTATCGGTAGCAATAACCTTTGCACCATCCTTAAGGCAAAAATCAATCAATCTTTTACCAACTTTACCTATTCCTTGAACTGCAATTGTTTTATCTTTTAATGAATCAGTACCATGTAAAAATTTAATTAATGCTTTAATAGATTGGAACACTCCGTATGCGGTTGCAACCCCGCTATCTGTTTTACTCTTGTGTCCTAAGATAAAGTTTGTACTTTTTGCTATTTCTTTTAAATCGTGAATTGTAGTACCAATGTCACCAGATGTTATATATTTTCCATAAAGATTGTTTACAAGGCCGGCAAATGCTTGCCAAAGTTCTGGACTTTTTTCAGGTAGAGCATTAACGGTTGCTTTGCCTCCGCCAAAATCTAAACCAGCTAAGGCATTTTTATAAGTCATACCTTTTGCAAGGCGCAATGTATCATTTAATTGTTCGTCATTGGTTTTATACGGATAATAACGACATCCGCCTACGGCTGGACCTAATTTGGTATTATGTATTGCTATATAAGCATCCAGCCCTGTTTTTTTATCAACTCCATGTACTACTTCTTCATACCCATCTATAGATATTTCTGTAATTATCATTTTGTTTTATCCTCATATAGAATTTCGTAACGAAATAAGAGTTTTTGCAAACTGTGACCGCATGCCTAAAAATGCTTCAATTTTTTTTATATTTAAAATTGCTAATTGATAAGCATCTTGGTCTTCATTAACCTCGGCGCAATTGCCCAATCGATAACGAAGATCTTCAGAGGAATATACTTTTTCGCTACCATCATGCCATTTTAATGTTACGCTCACTTCATGAGTTTTTCGATCTACGTGTATTCTTGTAAATTCTGGATTCATTATACTTTCCCCCACGGACTTCTGTGTTCTGTTGACGTTTCAACGTGTTCAGAATCTTTTACTATGTCAGCTACCATATTCTTTTCATCTCTATTTCTTTTGTGCTTTCGTTGATCAGCACATTCTTTAGATGTTATATTTTTATCAAATATAAAATGAAATAATTGATCTTCTAAAAAGTTGTAAATTGATGGCATTGGGATAAAGTATGACATGTGTGTAATAGCATCAGCTGAAAAACCTGTTGCCATTACTGCAATTCTACTTGGGATACCAATAAATTCAAATGTATCGCCACGATACACAGATCCGCCAGAATTACCAAAAATTGTTGGGGCAGTACTTAACCAATACGGATAGTTATCAATAACATCAGTAAATCCTGCTAATTGCCCTCTTGTTTGCAGAGGTGGATGTCCTAAACCACAACCAATTGCGTAGACTGGTTGAAATAATCTTAATCGTTTTTTATGTTCACCTCTAGGAAACATTGTTGCTACATTTTCAAACTTTTTTGATGTTTGTAATCTTAACAAACCAATGTCCATATCTTTATCATAACACATAATTTCTGATCTATATGCACTATGACCTGCTTCCCACGAGCCATATTCAAAGTCAAACATTTCAACTGAACATTCAGCAAGAATATCAGTTTTAACTTCTCGTTTGAGTAATGTACTCCATTTCTTTTCTACTTTGATATTATCGTCAATTACATGTTCATTTGTTAAAACGTAACTTTCAAACATACCTTCTTCTTCATCTGGAATTTGTCTAGAATAAATTAATGTTCCGGATCCACCTGCTTTAGTTGTCCGTACTCTAACAGTAGGATAAAGCATGTGTTGGTGTTTGTCATTAATGTCTTTTTCGTCAAGCATTTGAATACTCCTTAAGATTTGTTTTTTATGACTAAAATTCAAGGAGTTTAAACGGAAAGCTGGCTAGATTATAAAAGCCTGGGTTCATTTTATTCCGGTNTTTTCTCCTACGAATAAAATAATAAATGGCTTTATACTTTGGTATTTTGCCGGATGTCGTAAAAATATAACAATATTTATTCGAATATTAGTAATTCTATTACAGATACTATAATTATGTAAAATAAAAAATAAAAAAAGTTAAAATAATAGTTGACTTTTGTTGCTGTAGGTAGTATAATATTTGTAGTAGAGTTAAATGTTAACCTTTTTAGGAGTGTAAAATGCTAAAGCAACTTC